ACAAAACAAAGTATCATAACCTTTTTTTCTTAAAATGAGATATTCGTAGAAATCTTCAAATGTACTTACATCTTCTCTCGGCTCAAAAATGTCTGTTCGTATGATATATGATGTTTGAACTCTCTTGTTTATTCTGGTAAACAACTTTTCCGTTTTTGAATAAAATTCAAAACTATATGGAAAAACTACTGCTCCGATTTTTTTTAATTGGAAGGCTGACAAAATTTTATCTATGTCATTCTCTATCTGTCCAATACTTTTGACATCGTCATCATTCTTAAAAATTAAATCATAGCCATTCTCTTCGGCATATTTCTTAATATGCATTGTTGAATAGCCTAAGCCTTTGTTGTTCTCCGGAAGAATTATAATATTACTATACGCCTTATAGGATTCATAATCCTGTGGCTCTATAAAAATTTTATAATCTAAACCTAATTTATTGACAAATGGCAAAACATAGCGTTCAATATTTTTTGATCTGGATTTTGAAGGTATGGCTACGAGACATTTCATAACTTATTTTTTTCCTCCCTCAAGTATTCTAAAATCATACCTCCTATGTATGCCTCTCGTTCTCTCCAAAACTTAATTAATTCTTGTGCTTCTGGATAATGCTCAATATCAAATTCAATCTGTATGGCTTTTTTTACACTACCTTCCATATCATCTAATACGGAATCAACATCAAGATCATCCAATATGCTATAATCGGCATCAACTGGTGGTTGCCAAACTTCAATGCCCCATTCCGTTAGTTCATTGGCGTCCCATTCATTTGCTAACATCTCCCAATCCCATTCTCCGTAACCGACATTGTCTTTGATAATGAATTGACGCTGCTGGTCCTCGGTGAGTTCATCTGCAATAATGCAAGGAACTTCCGTCAGTCCGGCTTCTTTCAGGGCTTTAAGTCGCATATTACCACCAAGGACAATCATATCCTTGTTGACGACTACGGGGCGAATCTCAAGCATCTGAGGAAACTCCTTGATTGATGCTACCAACTTCTGAAACTTCTCATCCTTAATGATGCGAGGGTTATTGGGGTTGGGTTTGATGTCTTTCAGTTTTACTATTTGCATTTTCTTTGGCTTAGTTTTACAAGGTGGGTGACACGGAGCATTGCTTTCTCTTCTTTCTTGTCTCCGTATCTGATATGACAAGACCGGCAAAGCCCCATCAGGTTTTCAATTACATCCTTTTCTTTTGAACCTCCCATTCCTCTTGCATCTATGTGATGAATATCCACCGCTTTTTGACCGCACATCTCACAAGGGATGAAGTCGGTTTCGTGGTAGTTCATTTCTTTCAGATATACCTTGGTGTGATTCTTCATAAGCGAATTATCTCTGTTCCGTGTTGTTTGACATAGTTGCTCATCGCTTGGTTGTGAGCGTTGAAATCCTCGGCTCGTTCGTTGTGCTGGTAGGATTCCTTGAGTCCCTTGAAAGTACCTCTGCCTCCGTCAATGCCGAGAGTGTAGATTGTCTTTACTCTTGGGCATAGAAAAGAAAACGCAAACCCAGACGAGTTGTGGGTATTGTGCTGAGGTAGTCCTTTGTTTGGGTCAATAGCGAATTGCACAAAGATAGTGTTGCTTGTTATGGGTGTTGAACAAGTACGGGTCAAAATGTAACGAGCGTTGATAGGTGACTTTATGAACTTGGTTGGGGTTTGGTAGATGATAGGATCGTGCAGTGCTGCGATGTCTGCATATTTAGTCACATCAATAGCAGCGTTGATTGTCCAGATGTTGTACTCATCGGTAGGTTTCCAATTCTCCAAACTCTGACCAGTACCAACTACCAACCAAGGTTTTGCAAAGAACCATTCCTCACTTGCGAGTTCGTCTACGCTTCGTAGGTTGTTCATCATCTGCTATCTGTGCTGCTTCAATTTCGGGAGTTGGTTCAGGGGTTGGGGTTGACAATGCTTCTGCTCTAATGATCAAAGAGTAAAAAGCATCTACAAAGCAAGTAGAGCAGGTTGGCATCGGTCTGCCCATTTCGCTCTGGTAGATGGTTCTAAGTCGGACTCCTTGTTCGGGAGTGGTGCGGAAAAAGCCTGACTGCTTCCATTGAGTGAACAGATGGCGAATGTCAAGGATGAATTGAATGTCTTCTTGGGTCATATAAAGAAAGAATAAAGGGTTTGAGTAACGAGTAGGAATGCTACCCACTTGATGTCTGTTTTTGGGCTATAATGTTTCATTTATGGCTCAATTGTAGGTTATAAGTATCTATTAATGGTCGTTGATAGCCACCCAGAGAGAGCAGCAAAGGGAATGCCACTCCACCCATAAAGCGGAAGAAAGAGCAGAAGCCCCATCCACCACGCCATACATAGTTCGCAGGTGAAAGGTTTAATCTTCGCCTTCCAACCTATCTCGGAGACAAATATGATTGAGAGACAACTGACTCCGATTATTTCTAATAAGGTATTCATCGTTGATTTTTATTTTTAGTTCGTTGACCACTCGGAGGATTTCTTGACGGCTGATGTCGGTGACTCGTGCAATTGCTCTTGCTGACCGAGGTCTAATGTTGTCATCGCCTTTTGACCAGAGTTCCCAGATTCGTGACTCGTACCAATCGCACTTCTCAAGGACGGCATCAATGGCCTCTTGATGATGTTCGGTGTATGGTTCATCTTCGCACTCAATCTCTACTTGGCTTGTGTCCTCCATCCCGATAGGTCTAATGAAGTTCTTTTCAAAGGAAGTCCGTTTGCCGTAGAATTGATTTAAGATGATGCGAGACACAAACCCAGCCCAATAGCCTGACTCGTACTTCTCAACAATCCAAGATTCGGACTTCTCGCAAAGGATAAGAAAGAGTTCTTGATAGAGGTCAGATGCAAGGTCTTTGCCGACTTTGATGCAGAAGCCTCTCACCCATTCTTCACGAGTCAACTCCGATATGATTTCCTCTTTTGTGATATTTCAAAGTTTGTTCAATTTTGTTGTTTATTTTCCACAAGTTCTCAACTCGTAAAACTCCCATCCATCTTTCTCGTACTTCTTGCGATAAAATTTGACTTGGGCTTCTGTAGCACAACAGATGTCAGATTGATTGATACCTTTCCGCATCACGAGCAGCCAAGATTTCCCTGGCGTGTATGTAGGTTTGGACTTCAACGAAATTTGATTTAGGTAATGAGATAAGGTCTTGTATTTGGCGGTATCCGTGAATGGCGGTTGAATGGTCACGAAGCATAAACTGACCCAACTGCAACCAAGAGAATCCTGCCCGTCTTCCGATGTAGAAGAACACTTGTCTTGCAATGACATTGTGACGCTCTCGGTTTGGTGACCTCATATCAGATATGGGAACACCGGAGGCTTGAGAAACGGCTTTTGCTATTTCCTCAAGTGGTGCATTACGGTCAATCGGGTTCTCTAAATCTTGCAAGAGAATTTTGTATTCCTTGATTGATTGTCTTGCGTTGGCAAGGTTAGACCAGAGCGTTTGGCATTTCTTCAGAAGGCGAGTGTTCTGGATTTTGAGTTCGGTGTTTTCTTTGTATAGGTCTTTCATTCTGTGAATTTGGTTAGTGACCCCGTAAACTTGACATCTATGGTCACACATTCTCCGTGTCGGTTTTTGGCAATCATTAACTCAGCGTCTTCTGTTGCTGGTTTGTCATCTTGGTAGTAACAAGGTCGGTAAGGGAAAAGAATTGCATCAGCGTCTTGCTCAATCGCTCCTGACTCCCGAAGGTCTGAAAGCATTGGTCTATGGTCTGAGCGTTGCTCTACGGCTCTTGAAAGTTGCGAGAGGGCAATGATACAGATGCCCAACTCCTTTGCAATGAGTTTGAGGTTGCGAGAAATCTCAGCAACTTCCTCTTGGCGGTTTGCTTTTGTTCCTTTCATTAATTGGATGTAGTCGATGACAACAATATCAAGCCCGTTCTTCTGCTGGTGGATTTTGAGTTTGCCAAGCAGTTTGTCTATTCGGATGGAGGTGTCATCATCTAACCACAGAACCGGGTTGTCAGCGATGGTGTATTCAACTATCCTATCAATATGACCTTGAGAAAGAGAGTTGCTTCTGATTTTGTAGTTCTCAATATGGGTTTCGTGGGTTAGGATTCTTCGTGCAAGTTGATCAACAGACATCTCTAATGAAAGAAAAAGAACCTTGTATCTCTCGGCCGCCAACAAAGCCCAAGTCATTGCGATGGCTGACTTACCCATTCCCGGTCTTCCTGCACAGATGATAAGGTCTCCTCTGTTCCAACCTCCCAAGTATTTGTCAAGGTATCTCCAACCCGTGATCATTCCGTTGGTTTGATCTTGTCTTTGGAAAGCCTCACAGATGTCATCACAAGCCTTGTTGATTGCCTTGCGTGAGGTGATAGGCTCTCTATCCATCTGAATCGTTGCGGTTGAGATTAAGGTAGTCAATTGAGAAACGATGTCTCCTTTGGTATCTATTTGTGCAAGTCCTGCAACGAGTCGCTCGTGTTCGTATTTCTTGGCGAGTTGTTTTAGGTAAGCATCAACCTGAGAATACTCAGTTGCCATTCCTTGAATCATCACCAAGCGTCTGAAGTCCATTGTCTCCTTGAGTTCAATCAAGATGTTGTGATTGTTCAAAGGCTTACCAGCGAGGTAGAGTTCTTGAACCTTAGCAATGGCTTTGTCTATCGGTGACTCAAACCATTTTGAATTGACGGCAAGGAGTTTGACTCGTGTGGTTTCATCAAACATTGCCGAGGCGAGAATGTATTCACTTGGACTCATAGTGTGGCTTTTTTGTATTTTGGTGCAGCAAGTTCGGTTTTTTGGTCGGAAGAACGAAGCCAAGTTCTCACACTCGCTTTCCAATCCTTCATCTTGTTCTTGCCAACCATCCATCCCTTTGAGGAATAAAAGTCAATAAAGCGTTCAGCATCAAAACCGGGAAACTCTGAATTGATTTCTTCCTTCGTAGGAGGAACAAATTTCTTTCTTACATTATCATTATCATTTACATTATCATTTACATTATCGGCATTTTTGGCATCGTTTGGTATGCGGTCGGATGCGGTCGCATCCCATCGCTTACGAGCGTTTGCGGAGTTGCGTTCTCGTATCTGTTCATACTTCTGCAAATCTCTCTTGAGTTGTTGCTTGATTGGTTCAAAAGCAATCTTAGTGATTACACTTTCAGCCTCTGGGTTTTGATCATTGACATATCTGAGGATATGCTTGAACAAGTCCCCTGCTTGTTCGTTATTAAGTTGTTCTATCGTGTGAATCAGGTCACAATACAGAACGAATGATTTCTTGTTTTCAGCCATAAAAAAAGCCCGAAGCAGTTAGGCGTGAGAGAGACACCTAACCACAACGGGCGAATGTATTTTGTTCTGAACCGACTCTCTCTCGGTGATGAACTATTCGTGTATGGTTATGCAAAGATAAAAGATTTGATCAATATCCCAAATCCTTTTTCCACTTCTCTTGATGCTCGTGGCGAATCTTGTACTTGCTTCCTCTGAGATATTCTTTCTCC